CGGCTGCTGCTACATCATCTTCCCAGGGAGAAGAATCAGCTGCTGCAACAGGTGCTGCTGCAGGACGGCCTGCAGGTGCTGCGGACTCAGTTGCAGCAGCCGGTTGTGCAGAACCTTGAGGAGCATTCATGCCAGCTGGACGGAAGTACTGTCCCCAACGAGCAAGATCGTATGGCTTGCCGTCAACACTTGCTTCGAACATTTCCTTCATGACCTTGAGATCAACATCACTGGGCTTCTTGGGCAAGAACTCAGACAAGTCGAACAAGCCATGCTTCTCGATTGCGTCCATCTCTGCTTGCGTAAGTGCAGACTCTTTACGTGCCCACTTGCTAGTGCTGTAGTCAGCATAGCCACCCTTGCCAGTCTTGGCAATGCGGTAGTCTAGTCCACGCATAGTGTCAGTGGGCAATTCTTCCAGTTCAGGATCCATCAGTGCGGATTTGATGCCGGTAAAGATTTGTGGTCCGATAATAAAACGTCGAATCGGATTCTCGGGAGTCTTGTCATCAAAGATGGGATTTTCACGAACAAAGCCCTGGAACAAGTAACTACGCTTCTTCCAATACTTACGACCCATGTCCTCGAGACTCTTGTCCTTGAACCAAGTACGGACTTCGGCCAAGATTGGACAAGAGTCGCCATACATTTCAACGCAAGGGACTTGGACCATAACCTGCTTATTGTCCGTTTCACCTTTGACGCCGTTAAAGGGCAGTTTGATCATTGCACGTTCAACCCAGAAGAATGTGTTCTTGGGATTACCATCAGCGAGGAATCGAACGTTTGCCGATTGTCCCTCGTCCATGTTCCAGTGTGCGTAAATTGCGTTGTCACCGCCTCCTTGGGATTGACCGCCTTTGTTTTGTTCAGCGGATTGAAGACGTGCGCGGATATCAGCTAGAGATGCCATAATATTTTCCTTTCATGTGCCTATATTAGCTTTAAGTTGCCTAGTAAATGCCTAAGTGCATGTACTGAGTACAGTATATGCGATTTTATTTAGTATTACAAGACTGAAAGGAACTTTTATTGCTCTAAATTTTAGTGTTTGAGCAACTCCATCAGGCGGGTGAATTCCGAGTTAACTTCTCGGCTTTCGCTGCTCATATTGCTGGCCTGGGTCATCATGACCCCATCAGTATCCAGATCCTCTCCCATGGCGTCCTCAGGCGGAGTGTCGGCTGCCTTGGGATCAATTGGTTGGTCAGGATTCTGCTCATCACCACTGGGTACATCAACTCCCAGTTCGGCCAAGCGATTCATGACTTCTGGATTTTCCCACGCATTGGCATTGGGATTTTGAGCAGCAATATCAGATAGAATGTCAAACAACTGGTCATCACCAACTAGGTCATACAGTTGTTCTGTTGCATTGGTCGCATCAGGGCCAACAACAAGTGGCTCGCTCATCAGTTTTTTAAGCTGCTGCTGGGTGTCTGGAGCATCAGGCAAGGCCCAGGTTCCTTCAGTAATGCCGGCGGCCCAACTTTCGAACTCGTCTGCTTCTCGCATTGCAGGGTCGGCAGGTTCCTGTAATCGGGCCAGGATCGGTAGTGCTTCCTCGATACGCTGATCCACAGACTGTTCAATAAACATGTTGCGGATTGATTCGACCGCCAGCTCACGATCAGAAATAGCAGCAGGGTCAAAACTGTCCCTAGATTCGTAGTAGCCACGCTGACTGATCATTTGCTTGGCCTTGGTCTTGAGTGCACCATAGTGCCGTATTGCTGTTTCAACCAACTCAGCAGCAGCACCATCAAACTCGCGTCCTCGCGCAGCACGGATAAATCTACCCAGTGTAGCAAGCTCAGTCACCAGGCTATTGATGTGCTGTCCAAAAGCATCATGCGGATTGCCGCCCTCGGCGCAGTGCCGTGCCATGGCCTTGCCAGCAGACAAGTTGCGGTGCGGTAATCTGTATCGGCTTCCGTCTTCGGTCTCAACATATAGGCTGTCGATATTGTGATGACGTGCGTCAGTTTCGCCCAAGGGACGGCTGTGCTTGATAACCAATCTAGTTTGTTTAGGTTGGTCGCTGTAGCTAAACGAACGATTGCCGTAGTAGCCCTCAAACAGGCCTTCCTTGATTGCAGCCATGCCTTGCATGGTGTACTTTAATCGATTGATGTTTTGGATGCTAAAGCCAGAAAAGTTGTTGAGTATAGCAAACGGTTTCAGTTGTTGAATAAAATCAAACCATTGCTTCTTGTCATCACCTTCCATGGTCTTGCCGATATTGTCAGAGGCAAACAGTTGAAGATCGTTCTCTGGGCCAATAAGAATTACCACGGTACCGTAATTCTTATTGGGAGTTTTGAAATCAAAGCTGAACATCTTTGCATTTTCAATGTCGCCGGTAGACTTGCCTGCAGCATCTAGTGCCTCGGGCTCAAAGTCCTGCGTTATCAGCAAATCATAAAGTGTTTGTGAAGAAGAATTTTGCATAATAATATTTATGCCATACTATGCTTGTTAGAACGTAGCAATGAACGGCAACGGTTCGATAGAAACATCCTGGTGATCCCGCATTTGCTCGTCAAGATTTTGGTGGTAACTTTGCAGCACCTGCAACATGCGTACCGCTAGTATGGTGGACATTACAAGATCGTCGGTTTCCCCTATCTTGGCCTGATAACTAGTGCCCACAGCAACAAAGTTCTTGAGCTCGGATATAAGAGACGGGCTGTTGATCTTCATTCTATCAGTCTCGACCAGATTCTTTAACTTAGCACAAGCAGCAAGCTTGGGCTTGTGTGTGGTGTTAAAGCCCTTGCGTGTTCTCCGGGATACGCTTTGTTGAGGATCACTTAGGAAGTAGCCCTTGATGTTTTCTTCTCCGTACTCAGCAATGCTGATCAGGGCTGCTTCGCCAATAGTGTTGTTCTCTACCGAGTAGTAAATTGTCTTGTCGTCTCGAACAATGTCGTATATGTACTGAATGATGTTGGTAAAGATTCGAATCTGAGTAGGAATGTCAGTACGATTATGTCTCCACTCGGCCACCTGTTCAGTAGTGTTGGCTTCAAACACCTGGATCGCCGCCGGATCTCCACCTGTACCTAGACTTGGATCCAGGGACACGGTATAAATTCTATCCTTGACTGGCTGTTTGTACCACCGTACTTCTCCGGTCTTGAACAAGGGTTCAATGCCACGTAAGTCAATCAGTTTGGTAGGAGCAATAAGCGTCTCATCATTGATAATAAATTCGCAATCCATCTCCCTCCGGAAGCGTTCTGTGCCCAAGGCAGCACGTTGCTGTTGGGCCCAGGACTCGTCTCGATCCGGATGTTCATTCCAAAAGCTACGGTAAGCCTTGAATCCATTCTGTCCAACTGTGGTAGGATTGCCGTATTCATCCTCACAACGGTTGGCACCTTTCCACAGCAGCGCAAACTGGTCTTCGTCCGAGTTGGGCGTGCTGGTAATAATTGCCTTACCGCCTGTGGCTAATGTAGGGCTAATGGATGTCCAGAACTCCTTGGCGATTGTGGGGCGCACGAATGCAAATTCGTCGCATTGATGCGAATAAATTTTATTTGCAATAATTACATGATTTTTTGCATTGAAGATTTCGTAGGTATCTTCTAGTATTGTTTCATCTATTTTGATTATTTTATGTCCAGTATCTGAATCTAATACTTTGCCTACTATTAAATCACATACTTTTGTTTTTTTGTGATCGATAAAAAAATAATGATCTTCGGTAGCAGTAATAAATGTACCATCTTCAAAATGCACTACTCTAGATTTTTTGTTTGTATTCTTGTTTAAAAAAACACCATCGAAATCTTCCCATCCGTTTGGTGTTAAAATTTCATACTCTGTATTACTAATGTACAGTTGATTCATATAGTCACTCAATAAATTATTGAGTGACTCAATAATTTTTGCAGGACTATACAGTCTCATGAATAGATCTTTTAGTGTAACATCTTCTTCAACTAAAGTATTTTTATTTCGAATTTTGACTGTAGTTGTCTCTCCATCTAAACAATAGAGTAAAGAGATGCTCATACCCCGGCCGGTGTTT